GTCTATTATATTATTTTGTTCAAGTGTTTGCATTAACCATTCTACTGTTGTTTTCATAACTTATTTCTTTTTAAATTGTTCTAATAATTCTTCTTGCTTCTGCATCTGATTTGCTGTATCTAATTTTTTGTATTACTTCTGAATCACATATTCTTTCTTGTTGCCATTTAGCACCTGCTCTAAAAGCATCTTCATTATAAGGTTGTTTAGACCAATACTTTTCAGCAGCTTCTTCAAGTGTTTCTTGTTTAGGTTCTTCTTGCCCACAATCACAATATGTGGTATGACCACAGTAGCATTTTGTTTTAGGTTCATCATACAATCCCAATTCTTCATCTGCTTTCATCATATCAATAAGATGTTGTTTTTGTTCTTCTTTTGGAATGATGATTTTATAAATGTTATCAGTAACTACAAATGAAACTTCATCTAATTCAACTTTAACACTCTCACAACTTGGATTCTTAACAAACCATTCTAAGAACTCATCATCAATAGCTTGTACACCATCTTTGATTAAGTCTTGGTCTGTAGTTAAAATTATTTTTTTCCAACCTTTATGTTCTTGTGTTGTATCACAATTCCAAGATAGCATTTCCTTTGAAGCATATAAGGCTTCTTTTGTAGCTGGGTTATAAAACCAATCTCCTTCTTTAATTTCTTCATCAGAAGTTATGTAGATGTGTTGAGCTTTAAAATCAGTATGATTTATATCAAAATCTTCTACTAAAGAAAATGTGTTTTTCCATATATCTTTTATTAAAGTGCTTGGTTGTGATGTTTGTATTATGTGTATGTTTTTCATAGTTTAAATGTATTTTTTAGTTTTTAAAATATAGACTACACACATAAATGCTACACCCATTCCAAATCCTATTACTAAGCCTTCTGCAAATTGTTCCATAATTTTTATTTTTTATTAGTGTTTTAAGTTTTAATATTAATTTCTACCAAGGAATTCAACCTTGGGTCTAATTACTTATGTCACATCATTGTCATCGTATCTGGTGTATTGCAATAATACACTTTTGTTCCTAGCCCCAGAACTCGCATACAAATAATTAGGTTTTAGCAACCTAAACTATAGAATTTAATATTAATGTTTTGAAACAAAGATGTTTTGGAATTGAACCAATCTTATAGTATGGTGTTAAGTAGCATAAAGCTAAATGACAGAACTATAGTGTACCACCACATCTTAAACATCTTTGTTACATAATAATCTTTGACTTGATAAGCTTGTCTACCCTTTTAGATACATATGCTATCAAATCATTTGGTAAGTTTTTAATGTTTGTCATCTTAATAGAATAATCAAACATTTCTTCTGAAGGTACTTCTTCTTCAATAGCAATTTGGATTACTTGAAACCCTAATGCTTGAGCTTGAGTTACTTTCTTTCTTGTATCAGCAATTGCAGCTTTACCAGAATAACCATGAGCATATGGTGCACCATCTGAAATAACAAACAACAAGCATGGATCAGAGTTCATACTTCTAATCTTTCTTGCAGCAGCTAAAATAGCATCACCATCTCTATTGTTATATCTAGCATCTAAAGAACCTAATGCATGTCCATTGCTAGAACTACCATGTTCAGCATAAATACGCATAATGCAATCACCCATTCCACCGCCACCTCCTGCATCTGCAGTGTGACCATACATATACATTCTTACATCAGGTACTTTTTTAAATACCTCATACATGAATATAGCAGCTTGTCTAGCTTTTTGCATTTTACGACCACCCATAGAACCTGATTCATCTACAAGAACACCAATGTTCAGCTTGTTAGTTTTTACTTCACCAAACCTTTCATAGATAGTAGGTACATTTTGTTTTGCTTCTGCAATTTTATTAGTATCTAATCTACCTGAACGCATGGATTTCATAGAAAAAGCATAGTCTTTACACTTTCTAGAGAATAAGTTAGCTAATACAGATGCTTTACATGTGTCAATGTCTTTAAGCTCTTCTTTATACTGTACAGAATTTGAACTAGCTTTGATAAACTTAACATTTCCTGCAGTGATAGAACCATCTTTTTCAAAATTGTGTGAATGAGGTATGGGTTTCTTTTCTTCCATATCTTCAGAAAATTCAGCGAAGTCTGCATCTAAAGTTTCATCACCATCTTCACCATTAATCATCTGATCCATCAAAGAAGCAGCAAGGTCATTCATATCCTCTTTACTAGGACCTTTTTTACCTTCACCTTCACTATTTTCTTCTTCTTTCTTCTCCTCTTCTTCAATGTATTTTTGTACTACATTGTACATATAAGAAGCTTGAGTTTCACAATCACTTGCAGTTTTAGGAAAACCATGTTTTTTGATGTAATGCTCTATTTGCTTAACAGGTTTTTCAAATTCTGCAACTTCTTCTTCTGTAATGTGAGCAGGATATCTTAAGAACTTAGTGATAAGCTCTAATAATCTTTTACCTTGATGTTCATTATCAGGTAATGGTGTATATGTTTCATCATACTTGTACTGTTTAAACTTTTGTACAAACTTTGAATAACCAGGGAATCTATCAGCTATCTTTTTGTCAATACGTTCAGTGTTTAATATACTGAATAACAAATCTTTAGGTGTAGTAGTTGTTTGAGAACTTCTAGCATTTACAGTTTTGACATATTCAGTTTTACTTTGAAACACTGATAGTGCAGCATTCTGAATAGATGCACCATAGAAAGCATCTAATAATTTGGTGTCATGATTTTTATATTCACCATTTTCATCCTTTAACATTGCTAAAGGAATTGGAATACTTGAAACATTACTTGCGTTTGCTTCTGTAATACTATGTTGATATGTTGTCTTTTTGTCAACACCAACAACTCTAAACATACTACCAACCATTTGTGCTGCAGACCTTAGACTTTCATTATCTTTTACAAAGTAAGAAGAATAGCTGTTTGTCATATCTTTGTCCCAGTCAAACAGTTTATTACGTTGGTCATAATGAGAATAAGCATTTTTCTCTCTTCTATTAAACCAATCTCTGTTGAATCCTATTTCACTCATAATCTTTAGTTAACTTGTTAATAAAAAAAAGAGGAGACATTATTATCTCCTCTCTTAAATTTAATACTAAAATGCAGCAATGATAGATTTTACTTTTGCTCTTTCTGAGCTACCAATACCATCTTCAAACAATGGCATTACTACAGCTTGCATAGCATTTGTAAGATCAAAACCATCTACAACTAAAGAAGCAGTTTGTAAAGTATGTCTAACTGAAATTGTAGTAGACAACTCTTGCTCTTTATATTGCTTTCTAACCTGATTAGCAACTTTTACAATTGCTTTTGCAGGAGTTTGTTCAATACCTGTTCTAATCATAAGAACTTTAACCTCATCTTTCTCAGATGGATACTGTGTTTCAACAGGGAAAAATCTATCTAACAATGCTCTATCTAAAGCATTAGTACCAGAATATTCACTACCAATGTTAGCAGTTGCAATAAACACAGTATCAGGGTGAACTGCAATTTTCTGATCTTTTTCTTCATGCGCAACATCTACAGGTAAATATCTTCTGCTATCTAAAGCAGGAAACAAGATATTATTAGCTGCTAAAGGAGCTCTTGAAAGCTCATCTAAAAGAACAATACCACCTGATTGAATATGTCCTACAAATGGAGCATGTTTAAATTCAGAGATACCATCTTTATTCAATGTGTGCACACCTAATAAAGCAGATTGAGCATCTTGTACAGTACCCATATCTTGTATGAATAGTTCTTTTTCAAGAGCTTTTGCTAAGTGTTTAACAATTTCTGTTTTACCAGTACCAGTATCACCAATAAGCATGATGTTTTCACCACGTAATACATTACGCACTAATAAAAACCACAATTCTGGGTCAATGTGAAATCCTATGTCTTTGCTAGATGGTACAGGATACTTAGCAGCAATAGTTCTTTTAAGGTTAGTACCTTTGCTACCTTCTGCAGGTACCGCAAATTTAGCATCCCAGTCAATAGTATAACCATAAGGTTCAAATTTGGTAGCTAATGCTTTAGCGTTGTCAATGCCACACCACTCATCTTCAGTGTTGTCAATCATATAATCCATCAAGTAATCTACAAGAGGATTAGCTTCTGGACCACTAAGAGGGAAAGGTACGCAATCATACATAATTGCTACAACGCTTTCTTTACGCAAGTACAAATGGTCAGGCTCAGGAAATTCATAGTTGTTAGCAATAAAGATAGTTCCTAATGGGAATTTTACAAGGTCTGCTATAGGAGCTGTAATTTTAATGTCTTCTACAGAGATTGGCAATTCTTTTTCAAATGCTTGACCTGCTAATGTTTGAACTTGAAAACTTGTTCCTTCTAAAAATGCTCTAAATAAAATCATAATGTGTGTGTATAAATAATTAATAATGTTAAGTGTAGTAACTGCAATTTTATGCAAATATTTGTCAAAAAAAAAGATGGCTTAAATTTTATAAACCATCTTTGAAATCATTGATATTAAAACCATCTCCATCATCCTCTGGAAAAGGATCATGTTTAAAATTTAAAAGTTCTTTATGTAACTTATCTAGAGCATCTTTATCACCTCTAGAGATAGCATCATCTATTTTGCTTTTAAGTGACATTACTTTACTTCTCAACTCATCTGGTAATTCATCAAGTAATTCATCAACACGATTTGAAGTATTTCTCTGTCTTTTAGTGCTTAACTTTTTTAAGATTTCTTTTTTAGTATCTTGTAAGTTTTGCATGATTAAGTCAATCATTCCTAAAGTCTCAAATGGTCTACCATGTGAAATCATTAAAGAAGCATTAGGTGTACCATCTTTAGTGACATCTACTCCTACTAAAAAGTGAGAGTTGTAATGTGTGTTGTCTTTTTCTAATTTTTCTTGAGCAGTTTTTAGCTCTTCAATAAAACTCTTGTTCATAAGTCTTTGTTTATTTAAAATGTTTGATTAAGTCTGCAACAGTGTCATCACATTGCTCAATAATTGTTACTACAGGTGCTAATTTCTCAACAATATTACAAGCTGTCATGTAATATTCTGTTTCTTTAAACTTCTGTACGTACTCTGGCTTTACTTCTTTAATTGCAGTAGCTATACCTAAAGGTGTTTCTACTTGCTTTGAAATAACATTTTTGTCAAGGTTTTTGTTAAGAGTATCTAAATAGTTCTTAAGTCTGTAATACATGAAAATGATTTCTGTGTTATCAAGACCTGCATATTTATGCTCTGTTTTTTGTTCTAATTCGTGTGTCATTACAATACAATTGTTTCAGGTGAAAGATTAAAAAAACTTCTAGGTAATAATTTTCTTCTAATAAACTCAGTGATAATATCTTTAGTGTTAATACCAAGCTTGTTAAGTGTTACATTTTTAGGCAATATCATTTGCCAGTCATGATCTTTCTCACCAATTTTAGCGTGAGGAAATATGCTTTTTATAAGATTTGTTTCATTCTTATAATAAATCTTAGCTTTCATGACCTGTAAGATTCTTGCAGCTTTTTGATAGTCCAATACAATTTGAGATATAACACTAGGTGTCATGGCTGCAATTTGTTCTGGAGTATACTCTTTTAAACCATACATTAAACGTCTATACATTTGACGTTGAACAAGATTTAAATGCAATTTTTCTGCAGTTTCTTGTACTCTTTTACTCTTAAAAGCTGACTTAGCTTGATAAGTATCTGCATATTTTAGCAAATTAGCATTACCATTCTTGTCATAAGTGACAACTCCTTGAGCTGTTGCAGTAATGGATGACTTTTTTTTCATTTTTGAAATAATTTAAGGTTTAACTTTTACAGATTTACATCTGAGATATTTGTCAAGATTATTGCTAAAAAAGACCTAATAATTATCTACTAGGTCTTATTCTAACAACTTATTAAAACACACTTTACTTTTTGTCACTTGGTGTAACATTAACGTCTTTGATATGAATCTTATCATCTTTTATATTAAGACTCACTACAACTTTTGCATAATCTTCATCACTAATTGTGTCTGATTCTTCTGGCTTTGCTATCATGTTAACCATTTCATTAAAATGTTTAGCAAATTCTAAGATGTTTACTGTATGCTTGTAATCACTTTCAGTAAGTAAGTTTTCACCACACTTAGGACATGGTTTGTTGATGTAACTTTGGTAATCATCAAATGATGCTGTTGGATCATTGTAATCACAATCTCCATTGTCACATTTTATACCTTGTATATTGGCTGTGACTAATTCTTTGTTATTCTCCATCTTTTAAAATTTTAGTTATTTGTGTACGTATTCTACGCTCTGTTGTAAAAACAGCATCAGACCATATAGCTCTTGCTGCTTCTTCTGTGACTTTTACAAGACCATATAGGTCTCTGTTTTTTGCCCACCATTTTTCAAAATCTTGTTCTATCATCTATGAAACTCTATTGAATAACCTTTAGCAATTAATATTCTAAGGCAAGTATCATCATCAAATAGTTGTAATGCTACTGATTGACCATCTTCATCAATACAATCTATAAGCTGATAACCTTCACCATTTTCTGTTTTACCTTCTTTAGAACCTGAAATCTGATGAAAAGTTATTTGTTTACCACTTAAATAATAGAAAATTATATTTCTTTTATTGTCAGCGTTAAACACAACTGTTAAATCTATTTTTTCCCATGGTTCTAATACATCATTCTTCTTTGATATCATAGATGTGTACTTCTTTACAAATGTTTCTTGAGAGAACATTGTAATGCTTAACAGCATTCCTGCTAGTAATAATAACTTTCTCATAATATATCAGAATAATCATCAGTTTCAGCATGCATCATTAAGAATCTTAATTGTAAAAATTCTAAAAAAATCTTTTTGTCAAGAATCATGTCTGGAACATCTTCATCAAATAGTGAAATGTCCATTGATATCAGTAAGTCATCTGTATCAGCATCAATAATTTCTACTAATCTGTTGTCAAAATCATACTCTAATGTAAGATTTTCTAAAATCATGTCATCATGATTAATTACTGGTGAGAATTGGTAAAGCTTTTGTACTTTACTTCCCAAGTTGACTACGTCTTGTAAACTTGCATTCATAATTTTTGTGTGTTTGAGTTAATAAAAAAGGGAGATTTTTCTCCCTTGTTAATTAGTCTTCATA